GCCACGGCTGGTAACTTGGCTAAGATTGATGCCCTTGGTCAATATCAAGACTCGACTTTAATCGTTGACGATTCAGTCGCACCTTCGACCAGTGTTTTGTACACTTCAAGTAAAACTGATTCGTTGGTAGCTAATAAAGCCGATTTATCGGTTCCAGCCACGGCTGGTAACTTGGCTAAGATTGATGCCCTTGGTCAATATCAAGACTCGAGTGTCGCTATTAACGATGCAGTCGCTCCGTCAACTAGTATTTTGTATACTTCAAGTAAAACTTCTTCGCTTTTAGCTACAAAAGCTAATCTGACAGTTCCGGCAACTGCAGGTAATTTAGCTGGTATTGATTCACTAGGACAATATGAAGATTCGACTATTGCTATTAACGACGCAGTAGCTCCATCAACTAGTGTTTTGTACACTTCAAATAAAACTGCTTCACTTTTAGCTATAAAAGCGAATCTAACAGTTCCAGTTATTCCTGGTAGTTTGGCTGGCATTGATGCACTTGGTCAATATGAAGATTCGACTGTCGCTATTAACGATGCAGTCGCTCCGTCAACTAGTATTTTGTATACTTCAAGTAAAACTTCTTCGCTTTTAGCTACAAAAGCTAATCTGACAGTTCCGGCAACTGCAGGTAATTTAGCTGGTATTGATTCACTAGGACAATATGAAGATTCGACTATTGCTATTAACGACGCAGTAGCTCCATCAACTAGTGTTTTGTACACTTCAAATAAAACTGCTTCACTTTTAGCTATAAAAGCGAATCTAACAGTTCCAGTTATTCCTGGTAGTTTGGCTGGCATTGATGCACTTGGTCAATATGAAGATTCGACTGTATTAGTTGATGATACACAACCGCCGTCAAATAGCGTTTTATATACCTCATTACGTCTTTACAATATAAGGTATTATGGATATATTCAATACCAATGGGCAGGTTTATCTACAATGACTTCTTCAGATACAAAATATTTATTTTCTACTACTTACTTACCTTCCATGTCTAAATCTTCTTCTTTTCATATAGATTCAGCTCCAGTTTATTTCACTGAATTTCCCGCTGATAATATAATTAAAGTGTCACCTTTTCCTGATTTATCAAAACATAATTTTTCTAAAGTTACTATATCTATACGTATTAATTCGAATTCATCTACGATTGATAATAATGTAAGATATCTGATTTTTGATTTATGGAGACCTGATTTAACTACTCTATTAGAAAGATCTATTATAACAAAAACTCCTACAGAATCATATTATAGAAGTAAAGGTGCAAGTATTAACACATTTATTTCTGGAATTGATGACCAATTTATAACAAATGGTTTAGCACTTAGTTTGAAAACTAGCGATCCTGTAACTTTAACCAGTTTCACCTTAAGATTCTATTTTGAATAAATGAACCAAAAAACTTTTTTGATTGGAATCATATTATTTGTCGTATATATTGTAATATGGTATTTCGTTTTAAAAGCGTCAATAAAAAAGAACCCTGTAGAAAAAGAAATCAAAGAAAGCGATAACAAAGAAGATGATATAAAAGAGGATGATACTTCGACTCCAATTATGAATCCAGAACCAATTAAACCCATTCCTCCTCCAGTAAATCCTATTATTCCAAATACACTCGAGCCCATTTCTCCTCCAGTAAATCCTATTATTCCAAATACACTCGAGCCCATTCCTGCTGTAGAACCTGTTCCGATTATTACTCCAGTTGTGCCAGTAAATCCTGTTATAACAATTAATCCAATAGATCCGAATAAACCATTAGTCAAGCCTATAGACATCGTTGATATATCTAAACCTACAGCTCCAACTTCTCGTCGTTGGCAAGATTGTGGCGGAGGTATCACACATACTGTCGAAAAAATCTCAGGATTTTGCGGCACATATCAATGGCTGAGCAATTTTGAACCATGTAAAGTAACATATTTAGGTAAAGAGTTTTTATCGGTAGAATCAGCTTATCATGCGGCTAAGTATGCTGATGATGTTGCAATGTTTGAACAATTTGTTCCTCTAAATGCAGTTAACGCCTATAAATTAAGTAAAACCTTACCAGCATATGATTATAAATCATTTGATGCTAAGAAATTAGATTTGATACGAGATTTTGTTGCACAGAAATTTTCTATAGATCCATTAAAAAGTAAATTAAAAGCAACGGGAGACGCCAAATTAGAAGATTACAATTGGTGGGGTAATAAATTTTGGGGAATGTCGCCTGATGGTGAAAATTGGCTAGGTGTCATTCTCATGGAAACAAGAAGTAAACTTTAAAATTTTTAAACATAATATGTGTAAAAATTTAAACATATCTTTTTATAAAAAATATTCGTGTCGATTTAAAAAGGTTGAATAGTCATTCAAAAGCCAAGCTTTTTGAAGACGTTCATCGTCTAGTTGTTGACTCCATCCTAACGATTGACATACGGGCTGTCGAATATCCATAAATCTTTTGTACTGTGAATTGTAATATTGCTGATCTAAGGGTCTAATATTTGAAGGATAATAACGAATGTAACCTCCTCTAATATTTCGATAGTCATCGCCAAAATAATCTGTGGTACCATAATAACCTCTCTTAAAAATTAGAGGAGGATGTTTTACGATTGGTTTGTTGTCGAGACTTCTATTATTCGCAGCCCATAATGCGCTAAGATCTCTTTCCATGTCTAAATGATTTAACATTTTATTGTTAGAATTTTATTTCTCAGAAAAAATTAAGTTTACATGTATATTTTAAATCTAAAAATTTTATAATATTTCTATGATATGAGTCAATTTTGAACAAACCACAAACGCTGCACGAGTGAGTCATAATGACGTCAATAGAAAAATTTACCCAAGTGTTTTCGAAAACTATTGAGAAAATGTTCTGGTAAAACCCGCAACAGACAAACCACAAAGCTAGCTGTTTTTACTAACTACAATGTGAATTGCTGACACACACATCTGTTCGTTAACAAATAAATTTCTATCATCTACTAGTTGTATAAAAAGAAGAGGTAAAATATATGTTTATATCATTCTTTAACCATGTCTCTTTCCTTCGACTTTCAAAAAACGTTTGTTTTTAAAAGTTTACCGTCTTTTTTTGCTAACCAACGTTTATGTCACGGTCAACCGTCTAATATTTTAAATGTATCTTTGTGGGAAGATTATTTAACAGCTTTGCAAAAATTTAACGAGGAACATTTAGTTTGTTTTAATTGTGATCCTGAAACTCCAAAACGTCACGATATTATTGATTTGATCACTCTAGATATTGAAAATTCCGTTCAATTTTTACCTAATTACATCACCATGCAATACCTTTTTGAAGATGAACCGGTTGCTGTTCCATTTGATGTAGAAGAATTTTACAATTTTTACATCTCTACTGACTCGTACGCCAAATGTACCAACAAGTTGGAAGTCGAAAACTATCATGAATACTTGATTGAATTTGCTTATCCAGAAGCTTTAAAACTATGGAAAGCTAAGATGAGCTCCGAAAAATTTTTGCGCTACAAAAAATATTTCAACAAACGAGAAATTTTCTACCAGAATAATCTTTACTTACGTCTATCAATAAATACCACCACTACTACCGATAAGAACGCCAATGCTGCAAGTCCAATTTCACCATAATCCATTTATTATATGCGTTGTTATTATACACCTTATTTTTTGTAAAAATAAAAATTAATAGAAACACTAGTAAAATTGTTTCATCATGTTCTTATTGTTTTGAACTATTAGTATAAATATCCATGTAAAATAAAAAAATTGTAGTCATCAACGTTGCCAATCTAATTAATTGAAAAGTATTTAATTGACGTTTGTATAAAGCTGAAAATAATAAAAGACAAAAAATACAACCTACAGTAAGGTATTCTTGGTTGTTTAACATTTATATTAATTTTTTTTCAAATACATGGTTGATAAAGACCAAGTTATGGTGTTGTTGGTACGATTGTTTACCTATTAAATTTTGAAAATCTGATGGCGACATGTAACCTCCGTAATTTTGAAGTAATCGGTAATGAGGTGAAGCAATTACACTTTCGTTGTCACCTTTCATAAGATACATTAAAGCTAAACTTTGTTCGTAGACAGGATCATGAGTATTAGCTTCGATAAAAGCTACCACGCAATTCCAAGAACAAAAGGAACCATCTACTTCATAGTAGCTAGAATCTCGTTTGTGGCTGACATTTGGAAAATCGTTTTCCAACGGTTCTTCATCTGATATAACGTTTCCTTTGAGAGTGTAAGACTCCCATACTTTAACAATTTGAGCTGCGTGATGACGCAATGGGCAATGAAATGGTTGTCTATCGTCATAAAGTATGTGACACCAAAAACAAGAAAAAGCTATTTTCTTGTGAACAAATCTTTCACAAGTGGACACATTACAAATGTGTGTTAATTTGACTTCATCCACGTACGAAATGGGTTGGTCAAACCAACGAGCTGTTTTCTTACTTAAAGTGATTTCCATTATTGTAATTTGTAAGTAGATAATAACTTCAAAAATCAAATGTAGTTTTCGATAAACGAACGATAAGCTGAAAGTTTAGTATAGACACTTGGTCTTTTATCACTACACTGACTTCCCGTATAAGACACAATCCCGATTAAATTGTTTTGACCAATAATCAGCGGACCACCACTATCTCCAATACAAAAATCTTGTTCTAGTGAACCTGCACATAACTGAGTAGATTTTAAATAATCGTTGCCATATTTAGCTATACAGGAATCGTCATCATATATGCTAACTTTAAGAGATCGTACTCGATGTGTTAGTTGTCCGTTTAATTCAACACCCCAACCACTAACAATGGCTTCGGTTCCCGTAGATACGTGACCGTAATATGGGACGACAAATGAAACGTCGCGTTTTGATAGTGGTTTTGAAAGTTTTATAATAGCTAAATCATTAATAAGATTTTTATGGTCATACCCAGAAGCTAAATGGATTGAAGAAATTTGGAGTGGACTTTGATTTTTAAGTTGAATATTTTTATTAGTCATACCAGCATAAACTTCTAAATCTTTTGCTTTATACAGACAATGAGCAGCTGTAAGTATGGTTGTTTTATTCAATAAAACACCGCTACAAATGGATTCTCTAGTGGTTAAATATACCGTAAAAGGAGGCGACATATTTATTTTTGTTTTAATAAAATGGTTGAATACGATATAAGTGTACCGTATACTAGTGATGTAGGTTTCCCTTATAATTTTGGTAAATCACCTCCCGATATGGCAAATATTCCCTACAGTTATAAACCAGGTAATGTACAAGTTTTTGGAACTGATGGCTTTGCTGTTGATAAAGATATCAGACTTGATGACACAAATATAGGTAATAATATTTTATGGTCTTCTATCAAACAACAAACTTTGAATAATCACGATGGAGAATTTGGTAATTTTGCCACTTATGATGGCAAAGGTAGTTTATTTGACAGTAAAGTTTCTTCTTCGACTTTAGCGCGAGATGTTATGCAAAATATCAGCAGTCAGTTTGTCGAAAGCATTACAGAAATCGCGGTAGCCGAAGCTACTAATCAAGCAACAGATAATTGTTCTAAACAAGTGATGCCAATCATAACTCAGACAGTTGCTAACCAAATGGGAAATAAACTTGATACGGTAAGCGTTTACACGCCTGATAATTTTCCTATTTTCGGACCTAATGGTCAATTATCCGATTCAAATGTCAGCGTAACTCAGTTGACTCAAGAGATTCAAAATTTGTCTGATTCGTTAGAAAATCAATCAACTGAAGTATCAAAAATTGTACAAACCGAAATCGATGCTAAAATTCAACAACTTTTAGTTCAACAAACTAATCAGCTGACTGAATCTAACCAAGCTATGCAAAAAAAAGTAGATTTGGCCGATGAAAAACTTTACAGCGATTTGACGAATCTTTACACACCTCAAGTAACAAGTCTCAAGTTAAGTAATGATCTTCAACAACAACAATTAGACGATGTTATAGTGGAATTAGATGGGAAAATTAATATAGTTTCGCCAAGTACTAGTGGCAATGTTCCAATGTTAGATGCTAATGGATCGCTGGTTGATTCGCAGTTTCGATTATCAGATTTAAGTAAATGCGCGACTAGGATTGATTCCATTTTTCAACAGCACAATTTACAAACTCAGCAACTCCAAGATTTGAGCAAAAACTCGATGAAATTACAACCAGGTGCTGTGAGTGGAAATGTTTCAGTTTTTGACGCTTATGGACAAGTTATTGATACTGGATTATCTTTTCAAAATGTAATTACTGATATAGAGACACTAAAACAGGATGTTGACGCTAGTCTTTTTGTTCCTGATAATTATTTGTCAAATCAAATACCAATTTTTGATATTAATGGTCAATTACAATCCAGTGGTGTAGATATTAGTAGTCTTATGCCAAAAAATTTTAGCGCACCAGTAGATACTTTGGCACAATTTCAATCCGATGGGACTGTAAAAAGTAGTGGATTGCGATTTAGCGATGGAACTATAGCTAAAGATGTTATATGGTCAAGCTTACAGCAAACTATGGCTCTAGATACTAAACTCAACAGGCCACTATTAGCAACAGCCGGAAATGTTGCTCTTTTTACCAACGATGGCCAATTAATAGACGGTGGTCCTTTACCAGTCGTTACCCCGTACATGCCGCCGACGACTGCAAACACTGTCGTAATGTTTGACGCCAACGGAAAACCGACCGAAACGAATATTGCTATCGATCAATTGGTGACTAAAGTTTTTCCTTCGCATTATGATAATTTAACTACATGGGGTAGTGACGGTAAATTGCAAGATTCGAAAACACGGATTGACGACACATCATCAGCTTCGTCGTCAATTTTATGGACTAGTTTAAAATCTCAACAACTTTTCGATAGTCGCATGCCTACAGTTTCTACTGCTTTTCCGTCAAATTTGGGTATTTTTGATGAAAACGGTAATATGAAAGATAGCGGTACAAATCTATCTAAATTATTATCAGATGTCGAAACTACAATTCCAAAAATGATGAATGTTACCAAATTGGGACAAATCCCACAAATTACAATTGATGGTATGATTGAAGATTCGGGCGTTAACATTAACGATATTCAGAAACGCAAACTTCCTAGTCGAATCGATAATGTAGCTAGTCTAGACGGCAACGGAATGATAACTGAAATTTATTCTGTCGACGATTCGGCTATTAATAACACAAACTTGTGGACGAGCGAAAGAACTAGTCTAGAATTAGATAAAAAACTTCAACAACCGTTATTTTTTACCAACGGAAATGTTCCAATGTTCGATATTAATGGAGAATTGGTCGATTCTAATCAAAGTGTGACTGAAATGATTAATACAGTTGTCAATCGTTGTTTAACAGATTGTGGAAACGCTCTGAAACCCGTCATTCCTGTTAGAGGAGAAAATACGTTAGCAGCACTCAATGCTGACGGCACACTTCGAGATACTCAGCTACTAACGTCACAAATCGTAACTGTCAAAAAACCAGCCACCGCTGGTTCGGTAGCGTTATTAGATTCTTCGGGCCAAATTATGGACTCTGGTATGAGATATAGCGATACTGATGCTGCGTCGACCAACGTATCTTGGTCTAGTCAAAAAACTAGCGATTTGCTTAACGGAAAATTATCCAAAGTAACATTATTTTCTCAAGGTAATATACCTGTTTTTGACTCTACCGGCGAATTGGTAGATTCAACCACTAGTATAGCTAACTTGAATAAATACGTTGATACTCAAATAGAACTAAAAGCTGTTCGCCCCATTGTAACAACAAAACCCAATGTTTTGGCTTTGTGGAATGGAACAGGTCAACAAATCGATTCTAATGTTCAGATTAATGAAATTATGTTGAAAACAAAAGGTTCAGATACTCTAGCTCGCCTTGATAGTAACGGTCAAGTTCAAAATACGGGTATTACAATAGATGATAGTGCCAACCCTCAACAATCCGTGTTGTGGTCTTCACTTCGTCATCAAAATGCTTTGTCGGAAGGATTGGTGACGAAATTAAACACGGTTCAACCTTATACAGTTGGTACTCTTCCTATATTTGGATCTGACGGTCAGTTAACCGACAGTGGGGTAGACATTTTAACTTTAAAAAGTAAAATAACCGCTGATGCTCAGCCATTATTAGTTCCAGCAAAAAGCGGTAATTTGGCTAGTTTAGATTCCAATGGTTTGATCAACGATTCCGGTATTTCATTCGACGATCAAATTATTAGTCCTTCCACAATTCAATCTTCGACAAAGACGCAATCGTTATTGGATGCTAAAATGAAATTGGTTCCTTTGTCAACTAAAGGTAATATCAGTATTTTTGACGATAATGGACAAGTAATTGATGGAGGTGTTAGTCTAGCAACACTTGTACCAAAACCGGTGATACCAACTGTAATTGGAAATTTAGCTTCATTTTCGGCCGAGGGGCAATTACAAGATAGTTTTATTCAACCCGATACTTTAATGCTAAAACCAGTTTCTAGTATTCAAGGGCATATAGCCGTATTTGATGATAAAAGTCAAGTAAAGGATGGAATGATGATGGTTGATGATAGCGCCGCTGCATCCCCTCAAATACTTTGGTCGTCTGATAAAATTCTTCAAACAACCAATAAGTTGTTGACAAAACCTACTGGAAAAGTGATATTGAATCACGTGCCAATTTTTGACTCGAATGGACAATTAACGGATTCTAATATTCCGATTACTGAATTAGCGACAATGACTCGCATAGCTGGCGAATATCAAATTAAACAGCCAGCGGTGGCTGGTAATTTTGCTACTTGGAACCCATCTGGTCAAACAATTGATTCGTCAATAAAACTTGATGATTCTAGTCCTCCATCAACTAATATAATTTACAGTTCTTCCAAAATCAATAGTACTAAAGTCGACAAACCAGTTTCGTTTGTGGCTGATGACATTATAATTTTCGGTGAGAATGGTCAACTAAAAGACAGTGGCACTTCCATCACTTCTTTAATTAATAACGTTAGTAGCCTTATAGCTTCAAACACCAATAATCCACCGGTTGTCGCTAATTCTTTGGTTACTCGTTCGGCTTCTGGTGCTTTATCTGAAACTGCCTTCCGAATCGACGATACATCACCACCAGACTCAAACGTCGTGTGGACGAGTAACAAAACTCAGGCATTAGCGCCGCCTATTAAAAATACAAGTATTGCTGTTTTGGATGTTCGTGGACAAGTTAAAAGCAGTGAAATAGTTTTGGACGATTCGTTACCGCCGTCTCCTCAAGTTATTTATTCAAGTGAAAAATGTCAATCTCTTTTTGGATCTCCAAAACTGTATTATTTCGGGACAGTAGGAAACCCAGGTACAGATAACGGTAAACTTTTATTAACACCTGGTGGTGGTGGTAAAGAAGTCACAGGTGGTAATACATTTAAATTTCCAAATTCAGGTGTTTATCGTGTGGATTTAAGAGTCGAAAATGTGAACGGACTTAACACGTACAATATCCATCAAAATAACGGAGCTGGGTATATTCTTCTTAACATGTATCATACTACCACCAATTCAGCACATACGGTAATATCAGCATCAGCTGGAGATACTATCCATTTTACTGTCTCCAAATCGGTCTATATGGGTACTAAAGGTGAATATTGCGTCATGCAATTATAGACTAAAATAAACAATGGAGACACATTTCATAGTGTTGATGGTTCAAATTATAGTATTGTCTTTACTGTGGATTCTTATTTCTACCAAAAGTTTACCTTTCATAAATGCTTCAGGACAAACTGGAACTGGATTACCTGATAACTATTTTCTTATATCTAAAAATGATAAAATTGCTAGTTCCGGCGTTATGTTTGACGACAGTAAAGCTGCCGGTCCAAATATTATTTGGTCATCAGAAAAAATAACATCTATGATTGATGGAATGAAAAACGGAAGTGGTTGTCCAGAATGTTTTTCACAACAAGATATTCTTAATCTAATCAAGAATAACCCACAAGGTTTAACCAAAGATGATATTCTTTTTCTAATTTCACAAAATCAAACAGCAGTTCCACAAATTTCACCACAGGGTTTGACGGAAGCCGATGTTCTTAAACTAATTGCTAATAACCAACATTCTTTGCCGATAGGGTCGACACAAGGTGTGACACAAGCCGATGTTCTTAAACTTATTTTGGATAAACAACAACCTAAAGTTTACTTTGACGTTAGTCGTAATAGTAGTCAGAAAGTTGTAGGCATGATCAATTATGCAGTCGTTAATGTTTCAAGTATGGATTCTGCCATGAATATTTCTACTGGTATTTTTACGTGTCCTACTAAAGGGCTCTATAGGATGACGTTTACCGGAATGCGTTATTATTTTGTAGACTTTGCAATAGAAACTAGTATATTAATGAAACGTAATAATATTCAGGTTGCTCTAACTGCAACGCCACGCGAAGCTAATCCAATCAATCTGACAGGAAAAGCTCCATCCGGTTCTATTTTAACTATGGATATTTTAATAGACCTCAATGTCGGCGATAAAGTACATTGCGAAATAGCCACTGGAGGTCTTTTTGATGCGCCTGAACAATACGTCACCCACTTTACAGGTGAATTAATTATTGAAAAGTAAAACAAATTATAATAAATGATTGATACGCGAAAGATTATTGTCGCCATAATGTTTGTAGCCATTTGTGGAGTTTTAGGTTGGTTTGGAAGAAAATCGACAAATACCGTAATGTAAATAAAGAATGAGCAACAACTCGCTCGTTCAGGGACGTAATCCCAAAACTTTGATGCCCATTCGTTATGTAGCACCTATTTACAGTCAAAGTCGTGTGTCTCAATTGAACGTGGATTCTGGATATACGCATTTAGCTAATGAAGGTTGGATTAATGCCGGTAGAGGTGATCAAAGCGGACCTGTTTCATACGATGTTGAATGGGCAGGACCTATCGATCGTTCAACCGTGTATGATTGTCGTTACACCGGATACTGTGACGACGAATGGCGTACTTATGAAGAAGATGGTCGTGTAAAATATTGGTATGAAGATATTGACAGCGTTAAAATTCCTCAATATATTGAAAGACACGATTTAGATAACGCCAAAGCTATGGCCAATCAACATTTCACCAACATGATGCTGGTTCAGCGAGAAAGTTTACAGAAAGAGTGGCTTTTACGCCGAAGTAGTGATCGTTATCAGCAAAAATTATTTCCCATGCATACATTAGGACGAAAAATGGGTTAATTTCAAAAATTAAAATTTTTTTGAAATTAGTAACAAAGCCCGAAAGTACGGGAAATGTTGTAGTCAACTTGACTAATAGATGATATATGAACAGTGTTGGGATTCCTAATGGCCTTGAGAACATCGGCGACGTCTTTGGCGTTGAGAATTTGGGTTCGAACATCTTCTTTTTTTTTCGGAATTTTTACGACGTCTTGTTTCACTAACTTTACGGATGGTGCGTTATTAATAACATTTACAACAGGTTCTTTTCTTATTTCTGGTTCAGTTAATACTAGAACCGGTTGTTCAATTGGTAAATCAAAAACTGATGGCGATTCGAAAACACTAGGTTGTCGTAGTAATGATTTCAAAGTTTTACTTTCTTTTTCAGGGGGATCGACTATTAAAGAACGTTTTTTAGGAATAGCTCCTAACGATTTTGAAGATTCGGAAGAATCTGGATGTAAAGTTTGTTGCAAAGAACAAACTGGAGAAACCGTAAGAATAGGAGCAACAGCCGGTGGTGGTATAATAGGTTTACTGATTGAAATAGGAGCAACAGCCGGTATTGGTATAATAGGTTTACTGATTGAAATAGGAGCAACAGCTGGAGGTGGGTACTTGATTTTCGACTGATTCGTATGTGGTACAGCTGGTGGTGGATAAATAACACCATATGAAGCTGAAGGAGAAGACAATGGTTGAATTTGCGGTTTAAGTAAATTTTTACGAATAATTGGTTCTTCTTCTGTTAGACTAATCATGTCAAAAGTTACGGTTTTTTTGTTATCACTAAACTCTTGTGGTGGAGCAAGAACAATGTCTGAAATATTTGTTTGAAATTCGGGAACGTCTGGAAGCGGTTCATAGACTGATATATTCAAACGTTGTGGTTCTACTTCGCCACTACCAGCTACAACACATTCAATAACGTCGTCGATAGTATTAGTGTTTGTTTTTGTAGTTTTTAAGCTTAATTGCGAAAACAATTGTTGCAATTGTTGAGAATGATCTTGTTTTCCAATTGTTTCTATCCATTCTATCAATTGAGATTTTAGTAATTTATTGGCCGGTTTGCCGTATTTTGCAACACTGTATTCGTTGGTTAATCCCATAGAAACTGATGTCTCCAATAACTTTTCCTTTTTCATTCGTAAAAAGAAAGTTTTTGAAAATTCCATTTTATTTATTCTACCAAGTATGTTTTGTCTGTTACATTCAACTTTTTACTTTTGTACAAACAATTTTATCCTTTTTAGGACAAGTTACTGCCATTACTTTAACTTTAGACGGTTCTCGACAAATTTTAACTACCTTGCACATGGGCTCCTTGGGTGCATACTGTTTCTTTGATTGACAACAAGACATTTTATTTACCTTTGAAATACTTTTTTAATGCCATTTCTTCTGATGGTGTCAATTTAGACGAAGTTCCATATCTTCTATTCATGTCAGAAAATGATGTCATCGGTCTCACTAGTGGTTGAGTTTTCGCCAATCTCGATAATTCATACGTAGTCATGCCGTTAATATCTCTAATTTTATAGCCGTACCTTAGCGCTTGATCAACATATTGATCACGTTTCATCATTTATTTAATAAACAAAAAAGGCCATGGCATAACTCTTTTTAAAAAATTAAATCTATCAGTTCTTTTATTGTAAGAATTGTAATCACTATTGAAAGAACTTGCATAAGACATTGATGAAGTGTTAGATGGAGGCAAGAATTGTAACGAATCATTTTGTTGCTGTTGTTGAATAATATTTTGAATTTCCACAGCTGTTTCTCTGTCAATGTCAAATATTTTCATAATATTACTAACGCTACTCATTTATTTTCAGGCATTTCTAAATTCACACCACTCGTCTTTTGATTGGTGGCATTTTGAAAAAGGGCGTTAACATTTAAACCTGTTTTATTTGTTAAAATTTTACTACCAATGAAAATAACTGTTTGAATACCGATTGCCATTAAAAGTTGCATTTCAACTGGCATGCTTTTCATAACGTTAGGCATGTAAGATTTTTCGCCAATTTGCAACAACAAATGATCGTAATTACTCATACTATTAGCCTGAAATTCTGTAAATCCTTTCATATCTAAACCTAGAAATGCTTCTCCCATGAAAATTTCTAAATATCCACTAGCACCCATCAAGCACTGTTTGTAAAATATTATTTTTTGATCCAAGTGAAGTTGTTTGACCAAAAGTTTATAATGACTTTTTATAACGTGATAGTTGTGATTCATGGTGTATTGTGGAATATTACGTTCGGAATTTTTACGTAAAATATCGAATTTCACCAAAAGTTCTTGTTTTTTTATGGTGTATTCGATTTTTTTAGATTCAAGATTGTCAGAATTTTTTACTTCATTTTTACGTTTATCATTCATTTTTGGAACATCAGTTTTTTTTGGAGGAATTTCAGCAGCTACTACAGGTTTGCTTTTAGGTTTTGCGATCGGGGGAGGTGATGGTTGTTGTGTCGGTGTTACTGGTTGTACCAATAAAGGTGAAGGATTTAAATCTTTAGAAAAAGGTGGATTTAAATCTCTTTCCGATAATAACAAATCTGCTAAAAGACTTTCGACAACAGGGACAGTTGTCGGACTCGTTAGTAAAATAGTAGGAGACACTGATAAATTCAAAGTAGCATCTGGACTATTGTATATTTCATATAATTTTTCTGTTTTTACCTTTTTCTTGTTCTCCAACAATTCTAAAAAAAGCCTCATTTTTATTGTTCGACAGATATTGTTTTCAATTGAGCATATCTGATCGAATAAATTACTTTATCTAAATCCAATAAGGGTTGAAACATTTTTAAGTAATGTGGTTTGTCTATAGGAGATATTACATTGATTAATTCGGTGACGACGCGAAGATGGTCAGTGTCGTTTTCGATGTTTATATTCGGAATAGATTCTGATTCATCATACTGCAATTTCCACCAGTCATAAGCTTCGAAATCTATGATGTCAAAAGTGACATTATCACGACACTTTTTTTTCAATATTTCGTGGAAAGCTCGACTATACTCGTTGGTCAGAGCAGGTGCATATAATTGGTATTGACGATAAATTACTAATTTATTAGTATTATTATCAAAAGGTAGTGGATGAGCCATAATTTTTGAAGAGGGATTAAGTCGACATACTGGAATAGGAGGTCTTCGAGAATAAACATTTTGCGGAAGCCAATTATTAACTTTTAAATAAAAATAATTGAGACATTGTTTAAATGTTTCTTTAGTGCATTCGAGTTCTTGAGTTAATTCTGATCCAAAAACTTTTAAAACATCTTGATAATTGTGTAAAATTTCTTGATAATTAGTTTTCTGGGATTTTAAATCTACGTAGTAGACTGGACCTTCGATCAAAATATAAATAGTGTGTTTCATATTGAAGAAGTGATCGTTGATATCGCGGCATTCAAACTTTGCTGGTATTTTTTGACAAATAATTCTAAATCTAGACAAATAAGCCAAATAATTCCATTGGAGATTTTGAAATAGTACCATCGTTTGTACCAGACATGCTTTTTGATCCATCACACTCAAGTACTTTAAATCAACCACGTGATCAATCACTGGATTTATTCCACACCAAGAGACTAAAAAATCTGGAATAGTTGGTAAAGAATTCACTTTGAATTTAAATGGAGGGCATCGATAATTTGATCGCTGCAAAGTCAATTGTAAATTTGATAAAACTCCATTTTTAGTCAAATTACTTTGGTAAAAATCGTAACCGTTTTTTGCGACTTTTCGAGCGGCTTCATCATTTTCAATTAGCCAATGAATAACTTTATCAAAATCATTATCACTTGGAAAATAATGAACAAACGGTATTATCCAGTGGCTAAACCAATTGATTCGAGAAGATGTCTTAATAATTAAACAACAACCACTTGAAAAAGCCCAGGCGACGTTATGGTCCGTTACATTCTGACAGACAACATATTTGTAGCAAGATGTGGGGTCGTCGGAATCGGCGACTCGCGCTATTTTTTGCGACCACGGAACACTAGTCAAACGATGATTTTGATTGTCATCGAAAAATAAACCATCTTCTAGTTGAACGACTCGTTTCCAATCTTCCACAGTTGGTACTAGATTGTTATTAACTTCAACAGACCACTGAGAAAAATGAATTGGTGAAAAAGATAACGATCTTTGACTAAAAAAAAATTCGCCATAAATACCGTCCAATTGTTTCAAAAGATCTTGAAAAATTTGAACGTCACTAAAGTTAGATTGTGAGTCGTTACTAAAAGCTACTAATGTTGTTAAATTATTATTAAAACGAGCATAATATCCGCTACTTTTGGACGACCAAATTTCTTCAAAAACACGGTATACGTGAAATCGGGAAATTAATTTGGAAATGCTGGCGGGTGGTGGCGTATTTCCAAATCCCTCCTCATTAAATTTGTTAATAAATTCGTTCTTAGTAAACGTTAAAAACATTTTTATATTATATTATTCTCTTTCGACATGTAAGATTGATGATCTACCTGTATTTTTAGGACAAAGGAAGAATGTAGTAGCTACGAGGACGAAGTCACGCCACTAATCAAATAAGCAACGGAAGCCAACAAAATTTGTAAAGCTAACATGAGCATCAAAAATCGTAAGACTGTAATTTCTCCCAACTTTTTTTCAAACGATTCCAACATTTATATTTAGAGAAAAAAGGTATCGGATTCGAAACTATTTTCAAGTCGAGACACGACCGGTAAAAGTCTTTGTTTAGAACTAACAGCAATTTTAGAAGGAACCCGCACTTTTATATAGTTAAAAATTTTTAAGTCTTTATTGCTGAACGTGTACGTGCCAGCAGATACGCGAACTAAAGATAGATTTAATTTTTCTAAAATATGATTGATGACATCACGATCATTTTCTACAAAGCGGACAGAAAGTCGAATCGACGATCCGCCGTCAGTGTATATAACCAATCTTTGTTTATCAGTCATTTATGTATATATCATGTTCAACATTTAGAAATGTTGCACTTTGGATCAATTTGTTCAGACTAGTATGGTTGAAGTTTTTTATTCGTCATCAGTATCTTCAAAATCATCATAATGTCTCGCCGAAGCACGACGACGACGACTTTTTGTTTTACGCCTCTTCATAAACTGTCCTTTTTTGTTACGACGAAGCATACGACGAGGTGAACGTCGTTTCGTGGTACGTCGTTTCGTGGTACGACGACGGCGACTACTTTTTTTCATTCCACGTTTTGATCTTCTCCTTCTAGTTGCCATTTATTTATTTAATTTCTATTTTCGTTTTTATTCCTGTTCCATTAAGTTCTTGAAGCAAGAGTTTAGCTGCGTATGGAGTGCTAGTGCGATAAACCGGAGATTCACAGACGTGACACTTTACCGTATTAGCTGACATAATACCACACTTTTTACAAACGTAAATAAAAAAGTAATCGCTCATTTCAAACATGCGTTCTCTGATAAATTTTGAAACACCGTGAACTAATAATGAATCTTTTTCCATTTCTCCGATACGTAATCCGCCATTTTTACTGCGTCCGCAATTAGGCTGTCGAGTCAGAGTAGTCATTTGTCCTTGAGCACGAGCGTGAATCTTGTCAGAGACTAAATGTTTCAGTCGATGATAGTAGGTTGGTCCTATGAAAATGGCGGCTTCGATACGTTCACCAGTCATACCGTTATATAGCGTTTCACACCCGTCTCTAGAGTAGCCTTCAGCTGCCAACAAATCACACATTTCTGCAAAAGTTTGACGATGATCAAATGGTGTTCCATCTAATTTTTGATTTTCTGGATCTAAACTAATACACTTTATCTTTCCAACTACACAAGCCATTAATTGGTTAACGGTCATTCGACTTGGAATGCAATGTGGATTAATAATAATATCAGGTGTCATTCCATTTGGAGTAAAAGGCATATCTTCTTGATTGAAAATCATACCACATGTGCCTTTTTGTGCACTATTGCTGCAAAATTTGTCTCCAATTTCTGGTTCACGCCTTACACTGATCATAACACGTACCAATAACCCTTTTCTTCCTTGGAGCTTTTCGATTTTAACCACTTGTCCTTCATCGTTGGGTTTAACATATAAACTATCATCGTAAGTTGTATACTCTTTTTTATTTATTCGAGTAATAAGACGACCGATTAGAATATCGTTTTTTTTAACCCAAGTTTTGAGTTTCACTACTCCTTCATCGTCTAAATGAGAATAATTATAATGTATTTTTCTCTTTTCGAAAGGTGGTAAACATATTTTTTCTATACTGTTTTCGCATTTTTCTTGAACAACAAAAACTTTATTACATTCGATGGCGAATAAACCTCTGTCAATGGCAGCTTTATTCAATATCAAAGAATCTTCTTGATTGTATCCGGTAAAACAAGCTACGGCTACAATAGCATTAACTCCGTTGACCATTTCGTCATCAACTTGAAAGGCTTTGGACATTTTTGTTTCGCAGAGTGGGCGTTGTAGATAATTCATCGTGTAAGAAGTACTATCCATTTTTGAGTGGACAGTACTGATGAAACCAATAGCTTGTTTAGACATGCTAGACTGGTAGCAAACACGCGGCGATTGAGTATGGTTGCTGAATGGAATAAAATTAGCCACGATGCCCATCATTCCAGTTGGTTCCAATTCCAAGAATTGGTATAGAGTCGGATAAGATGCTAAACTTTGAAAATCCATAGCTATATTTACTCGTTCTAATTGTGCAGCGCAAAAGTATTCGATCCGATTTTCTTTTACTAAATTCTTGAAAGATGTGTGATCTGGAACGACATCGATTTTTTCCAATTTTAAAACAGGTCTCACTAAACGTCCACCGTCTGTTAAGATTTCGTAAACATTCATTTCCGTGTTGTAAAAATGAGAAATATCAAGAGGTAATACTCGATCATCTTTTAGTTTTCTTACTGAAGCTTCAAAAATGTGTGGATCGGCAATAGATCGAATAAAAACTCCATTGACGAGAACTGAAATGTCACCACACTCGACATTGAGTCGACGCAAAAGCGTAGCGACAACGATACCACTAAAGCGATGAGAAACATGACAAAAAATCGCCATATTTAAAACGACACCAATGCTTTGACCTTCTGGGGTTTCGCTGGGACAAACGAAAAAAATACTCGACGGATGTAATTGTCGAATTTTATTATTTTTGCCTTCTTTGCCATTTGGAATATAAATTCGACGCATGGCCGAATACATACAGAGACTAGATAATTTTGGGTGCGGAACTTGTGAAACACCCGATCGAATATAATTATTACGAGTCACGCCCCAACTTCCAGTAAGAAAACAATGTGCCATGCCTGTAGTTATTCCAGCTTGTTTCACCAGAGAATTAAGTTCTATTCGGTGTTGTTTTTCCAAAGAAACCATAAGAGTTTTTAGAAATTTTTTGTAGAGCATTTTAAAAAGATCGGTCATTAGATACCCACACATTTCAACCCGTTTGTTAACATACGAATGTAAATCAGTTGGCTGTAATTTACCACTGTGAACTCCAAACAACATACGCGTCATTAAAGAGAGACTGGTCAATACTTGAATTTTAGTACAATTTATGCCTAGATGAGGAAACATTTCTAAAAATAAAAGTTGTTGAGGAACGGTTTGTCTAGTCATCAATTTAGCAATAATTTGAAGAGGATTTTCACAATCTACAGTGTCGAGATACATTCGGGTGTAGTAGCGTTTGAATTTTATATCGTTTCCTACGTACGGAGCGGGGTCATCGACATCTAGAGCTTTAAAAACAATTGCCAAAGGAATCGTATCGCTCATGTGCGGTAATTGAATGAGAATAGCAAAAGCAGCCGTAATTTTCAATGTAATAAGAACTGAGTGACCGGATTCTTCACTCATACTGCGCATCTCGCATATTAAGTCTGACCCTTTGCGATAGGCCACAGGTGTGTTATAAGCATTGCGCATTTGAGCTACAATAACTCTCTCTTTTCCATGAATTATGAAATAGCCTCCTTGACATGTTGGATTTTCAGAGAGAGAGGCCAATCTTTGAGATGAAGCATAAGATAAGTGACACTTTGTTGATTTAAGCATACACGGTATTTTTGCCAATAATACTCGATTATGCACTTGCAAAGAAATGACGCTACCATTTTCATCAACAGTTTTTTCTTCGACTTGCACGTAAACGTGAGATTCGTAAGTCAGCTCTCGCAATCTTGCGTCACTTGGAAAAATGGGTAATTGAGTTCGGTCATCATTGATTTGTATGGGTCTATCGACGACGGCTCCGAAAAATTTTAAACTGTAAACTTGACCATTGGATCGACGACAGATAATTGAAGGTTCGTCTCGAATGATTTTTTCAATATCAAAAACGATAAAACGGTTATACGATTCAATCTGATGACGAACTAATCCGTATTCTCTAAAATACGACTCAATCACGTCCCATTTGTTTTGTCGCCAATATTCTACGAAAGCCATGATTTCGATATATACTATTTTAAAAAATAGTTGAAGGAAAAATCAAATGGTAGACAAAATCCAATCTACAAAATTAGAAACTTTAGTGAAAATACTCGGAGAACTGACACACTGACTGCTTCCGCGACTTACAACACCGTCAATGATATACCGATTTGTTATTTGGTCTAAATGAAATAGAGGGCCTCCGCTATCACCAAAACAAGGACCGCCTACAATAATATTATTGGTAGCACAAATAGTTTCATTTGACTTTGAAGCGCAATCTTTAGATGGATAAACTGTGACTTGTAACAAACGAGTAGTCGAATCTGCGTTTTCAGTAGAACCCCATCCAACTAAAAGATATTCTTCTTGATCACTTGTTTCATTAATTGGTAAACAAATGGGTTTAATATCGTCAATTGGTTTATCTAATTTAAAAAGAGCAATATCAGCTTCGAACGTAGCAGTATTAAAACGAGGATGAGGATAAAATCCGACAACGTTTCGAACTTGGCCGATATCTACACGATCCAAATCATATCTTCCAACTGTGACCGTCATTCCGGATAAATAAGAAATGCAATGAGCCGATCCAAGACACCAAAGTGGAGCAATTAGTGTCAATCCACAAAGATAAACATTGTTATATTTTAGAGCGCCTACGAATGGATATTGAGATCCAGCTTCAGTACCTCCAAAAATTTTGGTATCGACGAGACGAATATAGCATTTTGATACATCGTAATTTTTAACTGTTTGAACTGCTGTTTCAGAAGATGATTCAGTAGATGTTTGTAACGGTTTTCGACTTGAGATAGTCATAACAATGATGAGTACGACGAGGGCCAAAAAGAGAAGAACAACAAAAAAAAGGTTCTTCATGTTTATCAATATAAACCATGAGCTGTAGTTGTTCTACACGACGCAATATTTTGAAACGTCGTTCACCACCAACTTTTCGTTATTCGTCAACAAACCGCTTTGATGTTCCGCGAGAGATTAATTTTCGAATTCCAACTTTAAAACAAAAACGATTAAAAAACGATCAGGAATTTTTGTTATGCGAATCGTGGTGGCAACAACCTTTGACAAGTCCAGAAATTGCATGGACAATTTTAAAAGCTTATTCTCAGTATAATCGAAATCCAAATTGGTTTCGTTGCAAACCCAATAGAGAAAGAGAAAACGTTTTGGAAAGAGCTCGCTTAATTCTTCGTAATGAAGGTGTTGCAATTCCTTTATAATAAATGATGTATTTAGATGGATCTGATCACAACGGTAACATTTTGACCGTACCACAAGGACAAAACGACACGCTCGTTTTTGCTCACATCGATACTTGTCCATATTGCGTTCAAGCCAAACCTATTTTTGAAGAATTTTGTCGTTCTTATCCTCAATACAATTGTTTTATGGTAGATTTAAATGACACTAGAGGTAGGGCATTTATAGATAAACAACCTGGTTTAATCGTCGATAGTGTCCCTTCATTTTTAAAATATCGTAACGGATATTTGGTAGACCGTGATCCTAATGATCGCACCGTTATGGGATTAAAGGTTTTTATGTCCAAATAATACAAATCAATAATATCAGATAAATGAATGCCATTATGGATATACAAGGAAAAACAATTTATAAAATAGACGATCGTGGTCGAGCTTTTATAGCTAAACAATCCGGACTTGTTGTCGAAGGAGTTCCAGCTTTTTTAAAATACCGCAACGGTTTTTTGGTTGATCGCGATCCAGGTGATCGAACAGTGACTGGATTAGCAGCTTTCATGGCCATGTAAATTATCCTCTGAATTCTAAACAAAAAGTTCCTAGGAAAAAATTTGCGATGGGCGACGAAACGGTAAACGACAGCGTGTCTCCTTTAGTTGGTAAAATTGGTGTGTGAACTAAGCACGCCTGATTATACCACATTGCCATGAAAACGGGGTCTTTGTTTTTTTTTTGTAAAAAAGACGGTGACTAATGTACTAGCACCTGACGAATGTCCCAATTGACCCAAATCATCCACCAACCGCTTAAAGGACAAGTAAAAGTATTGTTTGTTAGGAAATAAATGAACGCTATTATGGATGTTAACGGAAAAACAAATTATCAGTTTAATGATAACGTTCCGGCTTCCGATACGGTTCTTTGGTCAAGTGTTAAAACAAGTAAATTTTTCTGGAAAAATATCATCACACTTGGAAGTACATTGGCTGAAGTGACACCATTTAACACAACCACTGTTTTGACTATACCTTTTACTGGGCACATAATGATGTGTGTTCAAGGAAATTTTACAGCAAATCTTAGTTTTAATTACACTTTCAATGGCAAGACCGAATTAGATATAATTTTTCAAAATCATTTAAATGGAAATATTAGCGGGCAAATTGTACGCAATGTTGTTAAAGGTGATACTATAAAATTTGCATCTGGTGTACCCAATGCTAAAATACAAGTTTATCAGATATGATAAATGACAGATTTTTTAGTAGATCCCAAGATAGGTCGTACGACTTTTAAAATCGATCCTTCCGTTCAAAATGATAAGGTTTTATGGCCAAGCATAAAAATGATCCCTACTATCCAAAATCAAAATGTCATGTTTGGTACAGAAGGTACTTTGGTGACTAATAAATGGACTTTAAAAAAAGGTACAATTGTTCAAAATACCGTCGCCTCCAGTGACGGTTATTACCAATTGATGGTGAAACATAGATTTCTATCGGATCACGGTCAACCTGTTCCCTTTAGTTATTCCATCAACAATGGACCTCAAGAACCATTAGGATGGGTATTTTATCGAGCTATTCATGATATTGGCGTTTTCCTTTATTTGAAAAAAGGTGATGTGGTAGCCGTACACGAACCATCTACGTTTTACAATTTCAATATGGTGTCTTGGTCCAAAATGTATTTTTGGTTATTTCGAAAACTAATGGATGCTTAATTAAGCTTCCGAAGGAATAATTACGGCTTTCTAATAAAATGTCAATGACACTTATGGATAGTTTAATAGGTGATACAAAAATTGTGGTAGATGATAACAAACCTCCTGCTGAAAATGTGATTTACACTAGTGCCAAATTGGAATTGAATGTAGGCGTTTGTATCGGAAAATGTTTCATGGAGGGGTTGTCTGGCAATTTAAGATTAACACCAGTTAGCGTAGAAGGCTGGGTAAGCAACAATACTTTCACGTGTCCTATAAGTGGATCGTGGATGATTTGGGTCAATTGGGGGCATATCGGGCCAGTTAATGGGAATAAAACGGCTGTCCTCAACTATAAACTTAACAATAATGCAAACGTAGTTATGGCAAACATTAACAATAATGCCAGTTTGGTCAGCGTACCTGTCAGTATTGTAAAAGGAGACAAAATCGTCTTTCCTGTCATGACCACAATAACTACAAATTTTCCTGGAACTTATTGTTTTGAATTCATCAGGTAGGGTAATTTGATAAGTTATCTAATAAATAATCACAGTAGTAAAAACATGCGTTATATTAAATTTAAAAACGGTATCGTGACTCAAGTGTTGCATAATTATTGGACGATTCCTCGACACTTTAGCGGTGGAAATTGCGCAACGAAAATTTTGTGGAATTGTAAAAATTTACTAGTTTTTCGCGGTCTCGATGAACATAAAATGATTGGTCGCCACTCTAGCCAGCGTTCCTCACTATTTACGTTTAAATGATAGAGTACAGTTTCCAGCGAGAACAAGTTTAAACACGGCATTTGAGGGAACCTACTGTTTTGAATTTTTACGATATATTTAAGGAAAATAGATATGAAGACGTTGTTTGATGACACTACGACAACACGGACAGTGTGGAACTTTTTTGGAACAAATCATACACATAGAAACGTGTCCACATGGATCAAGAGCAATACATCTTTTAAAATTACAACAAATGATACACGACCAATCGAAAGAACAATATTCAGTTTTATAAATATTTTCTTTTAACCAATTTTGAATGTTTTTTGATTGATAATGATCAACTAATACTACAATTTTTGAATCAAATGGAACTCTTATTGAATACAACCATTGAAACATGACAAGATGATCGTCAATAATACTTGTTAAATAATATGTTTCATTTAATTCATTTAATGAAAAATACGGAAAATTTTTATAAATCCATTTGGCTGTTGTCAAACATCTTTTTTTGACAGCTTTTTCAAAAAGATCACGTTTCCAAGGACAATCATTATGATAGGCGTACTGGAGACAATGTAAATTACTATTATTAACAGCTTCGTCACAAGTTTCATCATCCCATGGACATCCATTTTCATGAGCGTAGCGTAACATTGATAAATTTCCATGAAGAGCAGCGTATTGACAAATAAGGGTGGACCAAATGTCGTAATTTTGTTGAAACGCAAATTTAACAATATGAAAATGTCCTCTTTTGGCAGCTTCGGTGACAGATGTTTTTAAATCAAAAATCCATTGAATTTTACATTCTTTTAATAAATATTCCAAACACTCTAAATTTCCTTCTAAAGCAGCTAATGAACATATTTCAGATTTAAACATCAATGGAAAGTTTCCCATTGGACAATTGTTTTTAATAGCAAAACTAATAATGCCTAAATGACCAGCTTTAACGCCATTGAAAATAGTTTCTTGATCCCATGGACAATTTTCAGAACGAGCGTATTCTAATATTTCCAAATGATTTCCTAAAGCAGCCAACGAACAAACTTTTTCATCCCAAGGACATTTATTTTGATGGGCATATCTTAGACACTCTAAATGTCCATTAGCAGCAGCTATAGCACACGTTTGTTTATCCCATGGACATTTTTGGTTAAAAAGAAATTTTAAACATTTTAAATGCCCGTTTAAAGCTGCTGATAAAGTAGAATTTTCAGTCCACTCACCGTAGTTATTCAATTTGAACCATTTTAAACATTTTAAATGTCCATTTTTAGCTGCTTCTGAAACTGCAAATTTACTAACATACAAGTTTTTTTCTTTGACTAGATATTTTATAATGTGCAAATATCCAGAACCAGCTGCGGTTTCTAAATGACCATCAAAAAAAGCAAAAGAATTGGGCGAAGAATATAAACGTTTCACAAGATTTAAATCCCCAATTTGAATGGCTGCTTGGATTGTAGACGTAGATATAGGACACGATTTTTCAAAAAAATATTCGACACAATCATAACGTCGATTAATGATAGCTTTCTGAAAACTAAAATCATCTAAACGAAAATTATTTTCGTGAAGATATCGAACGCAATCTAAATGACCACCAAATGCAGCCAAACTTACAGTCTCTGATTGATCCCAATTTTCACATTGTTTGACAATTAATTGCAAACATTTTAAATGCCCGTTTCTAGCAGCATAGTTTCTGGCTGAATAATTCCAAGGACATTTTTTTTCCAACAGATATGTTAAACATTCGACTTGTCCATATTTCGCAGCAACGTCGAAAACGTCACAATTCAAAATGCATCCATTTTCGTGAGCATATTTCAATATTTCCAAATGTCCATATTTAGCCGCGTAGAGACATGTGTTAAAGTCCCAAGGACATCCATCCTCGTAAGCGTACTTTAGCAGATCGAAATGTCCATTTTTGGCAGCCATCGCGCAAGTCCATTTATCCCAAGAGAAATTTAACTGACGCAACATTTTCAGTCGCTCCAAAGATCCATCACTAGCAGCCCTTCGACACTCTTCAGTTTCATCCTCCATAGTTTTTAAATTTAAATTTGGGATAGTTCTAAAAATTTCAAAATGAAATTTCAAATAACTAAAATAATTTAACAGACGTCGTATTGTATTTAACTTTAGTATTCTAAAAAGAGCTATAAAAATATGTCTTTAAATTTCAAGTAACTTAGTTGCTTTAAAGAACTCCAACTTATACCATCATTAAATTGAAATTTATAATAAACACTTAATATTACACACAACTTTTAACTGAGATGCGCTACATCAAATTTAAAAACGGAGTAAAAACTCAAGTTCTCAACGATTATTGGACGTTTCCTCGACACTTTAGCAGTTCAAATTGTGCTACGCGAATCCTTTGGAATTGTAAAAACTTATTGGTTTTCCGTGGATTAGACGAAAATCAAATGATAGGACCTCTGCATTATTTTGGATTTATCGATCCAAATGATCATAAAGTTTCAATAGAATATCCAATATCTTTACCAGAACCAGAGTGTCGTTCTTTTGAATACCAGTGGATTACTCAAACAGGAACTAAAACAAAAAATAATTTGTTTCCTTCGGCTGGTAAATTAATTCTTAAAAATGTTGATACTTTACAAATACCAGTCATAAATACACCTCAAAATTATAATTGGTCTCAATACAAAGTGCGAATACTACCTTCTGAAAAAGTAACCTACGACACTTCGTGTTACCAAACGAAAATGCAAGTCATTTCTTACTATTTCGGTCAAAAATATGCAATTTACGCTGTTAGTAAAGGCGAAGGTTTGTTCTTGGAAACTCATCCTTTTATCCAAAGTATGACACCTCTAAATTGTGAATGTGGTGGTTATGTCATGGTGGCTTACAAAAAAGAACAAAAAATTCATCTAACTGCTATTTCGATACCTTATGGATTTACGCTTCTGATAGATTCGAATGCTCTACACGGAGACACCACACTAGTAGGACTTTATGCGATGGAAATGACGGCCGACCACGTTGAAATGGCGAAAGCTGATACAGTTTTTTTAAAAGACACAAAAGGAGAAAATGTACCATTGAATAGTTGGCCTACTGGTGGAGGTGATAAAACAATCACTCATCCAAAGTATACCAACGTTTCATCAGTACCCTTTATCCGTCGAAAAATTTTAAACCCATTTTTTTAACATTAAAAATATTTTATACTTTTTTAATGGCTTTAAAACAATAAAATATCTAAATACGTAACTATTCCACGCGGAACGTTTTTGTAACGAACTTATTTTAAAAATGGTACATTCACTTCTACTAAATGCGAAGACACCGACAAAATCGGCAATAGTTCCAAGCATAGCTCTCTGTATGGCTCTTGAATATAGAGCCAATATGTATTTTAAAATTTTTGAATTACAAAAAGATTTGGTAGCCATTATGGGAAAATATAATTTTAGACTCATCAATAGAAACAGGTTGATAAAAATATTCAATTAATACCCAATAAAAACGTCAGTTATTTCGAGTCTAAAGCTTTCCCGATCATTAGAATTCAATGAGTTAACGATATTACTTTTATGAAAGATGAAACACCTATGGATGGTGAATTATTTGTATGTAATCAAGAACTTAAAAAAGTCAAGCATCTTTAATCACACACAGTTAATTGATGCAATCTAGCATTTACCTAGATGAAAAAGCAACCATTTTCTCGAAAAGAAATGTTTCCAGAAATTCTAGACAAGTAAATTTATAATTCTTGAATATGAAGAGAACCATTATTTTCAATACTGCATTCAAAGGTAGAAGCTAAAGTAAAAGTTAATTCTTCCTCAGGATCTTCTTTATTGATTTGAATAACCTCCGATCCATTACACATAAATAAACCCGAAATTGGAAACGATAACTGAAAAAGAGTATCACCACCCAAATCAGGATTAATAGCTCGTCGAGTCAAAAGTAAAGTCAAAAAATTATTGACAGGAACATCAAAACTACTTGCAAAAAATCTAAATGTGATCAAGTAAAATCCTGTTCTTCTTGGTCTAAAGACTCCACCAACGTTCCATTGGTTCATTGGATCGTCGATAACCGTGACCATTAAAGGTGTCATTTTCATAACTTTGACGGAAGTGATGGCATCAACGCGAGCACTAACCCAAGATTTGAAAGCCCGACTTGACGTCCACAATATAGTATCACTAGGTCCTTCCAAATCGTTAATTTCAATATTTGAATCAAGCAGAGAACCGTCTGGTATAATTGTTGCCAGAGTAGAGCCTGTTTTACCTTCAACTCTTTTTAATTTTTGCAAATACATTTCATCATTTTTCATCGATGAATAAATAATTTGAGAAGAAGATGGAACGTTATCATCAAAACTATATCCAGAATCAAAGAGCTGTGCGTTTTTAAAAATTGGTATATTATTATTTTTAACATCCTTAATAGCACTTAAAGACGATTCAGAAAAATCAATCAATGTTTCGGCAATTTGCTGCGAAGACCAAGATGTTTTTTTGTCAATGACAGAATCATTAATCGAAGCATTAGAAGCTAGAGCTCGAATAATTCTATCAGCTGACCATAAGTTATTATTAGTAGATAATTCATCATTAATCGATAGTCCAGAATCTATTGGACCAATACCACCCATTACTAAAATATTTCCTTTTTCTCCGGAAGATGAACTAACTTTTCTCAATCGTTGAATTTCTAATATAAAAAAAGACAAAAATATTGCGGCAAATAGATAGATTAAAATTTTGTACATTTATTTTCACGTAGTTAGTGGTAACCAATTCAAAATATTATAATATTTAGAATTATTAAATCATGTAATAGGTATATTTTGCATCAAGTCCTTCGATGACAAAATCTTTCTCAAAGTAGACAATCCTATAAGTATTGAATCGAATACCACGATACACCAGAGACCCGTCAATCGCTAAAGTGTTGTGACGAATCCAGTCTAAATCACAAACATAAATAGTCATTCCATATTCACCGTCAAGACTATCAGTATTTTTTAACCACTTATAATCTACTTTAGTTTTTATCAAAATATCGACACAGTGTTTAGCTTGATAATCTTTATGACAAACTATAAACGTATTGTGTCGATAAAAAGCCAAATTAAATCTTCTCAAAAGAGCTACATTTAGAAATTCGGAGGCAAAATATTCAGTAAAACCAGTTTCGATGTAATATTTGTAGGGACCATTGTAATATTTTGTAAACGTCTCAAAATTTAAAAGTTGAACCACAACATCTTTCTCTGGTTTAAAAAATCGTCTAAAATATTTTCTAATAATCTCCATTTTATGGTAAAACTAAGAACAAACTTAAGTATTATTCAATTGCTGCTGAGCAAAAGAGTAAGAAACACACGAATGATAAATGAAATTTGCTAGTCTGTGTCAGGCTTCCTATCGGAATACAACAGTATTTCCTTATTGCGTGACCGCAAAATTTAACTACAGTAACGCCAATGCTATTGCTTACGAATCATCTCAAGATGTCGTCGTGTGTTTTCGAGGAAGCGACGATTGGAAAGATCACATCTACTCCAGCAAATGTTGGCCTGTAAAATTTAAACATTTAGGTAAAGTACACGCTGGATATTACGACCAGCTTTCTTGCTTGTTAGACACATCTTTTCAAAGTTATTTAGACAGCATTAAAAAGCCATTTTATATTATCGGTCATTCATTGGGAGGTGCTTTGGCGCTTTTATTATCGCTCACACAATATCAACGATCTAATTTCTTGGCTTGCGTGACATTCGCGGCACCAAAATGCGTTGATAAGAAAATAATTCTCAACACTTTGGGATTGATTCACTGGCGTTACACAACTTCAAACGATGTTGTCACAAAACTTTTTCTCGGATATAAACACACAGTAGTTTCTCGACCACTTTCTAGACGAGGTCATAGTATTAAAAACTTTATTTAAAAATTACAAATTTATTTTATAACTTTCAAAATTAACAGCATCAGAAAATCCATAAGTAAATTTTGTTTTAAAATTTTTGACATCATTATTAGGATATTTTCCAAAGTATAAAACTCGATAGGCACTCAAAATATTGCCATAGTGATAACGACAACCGTTAAATGAAGCAGACATGTTGTAAATCCAAGCAGGTTCAATAATGGAAATTTTAGTTTTTGGATCCATAACACCGTCTTTCTCAACAATTTTACAATCTATACCGAAGTGTTTAAAAATAGAATCGATATAAAAAGATTGGTCATGTTCACAAATTACGACAGTGTTAAAATTATAAAACGACGACAAAGACGTGGATAAAACAGCTGGAATAATGAAATTTTTAGCCATTTTGTTGGAGAATTCCATTTGCTTGTAAAAGGTAACGTCAATTGGTTTTCCATTTTCTTCTAACGTCAGCAATTGCTTCGCCCAAATAGGTACACTAGTTTTTATAATGCTTGAAAAACAATAAGAAAATTTTGGCTGCAAACTATTGACATATGGATTATTGATCCCAAAATAAAAAACTCGATAGGCAGTAAACGGTTTATCGTTGTGATAACGAACGCCATTTATCAAACTTGTATTGTTGTCGATCCAACCAGGTTCAATAATTGAAATTTTAACATCTTCATTCATTACTGTTTGATATTCAGTATTAAAATGTTCTCGTTGTTTCACAACTTCTCGAGACGCAATGTTGGCACATTTTACATCAAACTTTTTCAAGATACAACGAGCTAAAAAAGTATCTTTTTCAGTCTGACCAACGAAGACCGTGTTGTAAGTATGATTGAGTAAAGTAGGTGTTTGTTTCACTGCAGGAATTACAAAATGTTCAGCCACTTTACACTCGAAATCTAAATCGTCTTGCGTCTTTCTGTAAAATGTGTGATGTAAATAGTTGTGGGTTTTTTCCAAATCAAGTAACTCAAAAGCCCAATCTGGACTGGTATCGCTCTCTGAATCGGACATTACGTCTTGAGGGTGTAACGACAACTGCGTTAAATTTCATAAAATATATGATTATGAAATTTTATCGACGCTCGGCTCTAATTTTTTTACCCACGCCCACTCCCTTACGTAGACATTCGGAACGTCGTCCAATCGCGTTGTAACCTTGGGGAAGTTCTCGTCCGTTACCGCAGTAAACACGATAACGATCGATTGATTCGTAAGGGGCGTTGTCAACCGGGAGATTGAGACCAACCCCAACCCCTCTTCTAAAACACTCGTATCGAGATCCCAAACGTCTATTTTCTAATTCGTAAGCGTTATTACCGCAATACATTCTTTATTTACGATACAAAGAAAGACGACGTCTAGATGGGCGCGATACAGTCACTCGAGTCTTGCTGACATGACTCTTGCGAATCGTTCGAGTACTCTTTCGGCGTTTTTTCGAAATTCTTTTCGATGACGCACGTTTTCGGGTGCAAGATTTGGCTAATTTCCGCTGGGGCATGTTTATTATTAACAAAATTTTTTACATTACAAATTTGGCCGTTGTAGAGTTTGGTAGGATCGTAACCGTTGCCGTTATAACAATACTGATACAATCTTTTACCAGCATCGCGAATAGTCCCGTCGTATTGTACAATACAATCTTCAGTCAGTTTAACTATACGACGCATTATGTATCCAGAAGTGGCAGTACTGAGAGCCGTGTCGCTGACGCCTTTTCTACCGCTGATACTGTGGTAAAAAAATTCCAAGGGATCTAACCCTGCTTCGAAAGAGTGACGAATAAAACCTTTGCTCTTGTATTCGTCACTGACACTGAGTTTGTGACCTAAAGGAAAATGAGGCAAAGTTCTAGTACCGTTGTTCATAGTTCCATGAACGCGATCGTTATTGATAGTCTGTTGTCCTAAAAGCCCAGTTATCTGAGCGATATTAAAATAATCGCCTTTGCTACCCGATTCAACCGTCGTCAGAAAATTATTACTAGGCTTTAAATTTTCTTTAGCAATTTTCATACCAATATCTTTGGCTTTAGAAAGACAATCGATAATTTTTTGCTCACGAATTAAAGGATGACGATAAGTGATGCAACACAATTCAGCATCTTTGAGACACTGCTCGATAAACTGCGATCCGTCGCCACCACTCGAACGCAAACAGTCTTCGGCATGAACAGTTAAACCATAGTAAAGTAACCATTCGTTGCACACAAACTGAATATTATTGATGAAGGCGACACACATTTCAGGTCCGTAATTAAAATTTAACAATTTTATCAAACTAGATTTAGTCGATCCCAAATATTTTTTATTCAAAACGCCGTTGATCAAATGTCCATTGACGATCAATAAATCTTCTGTTTCATGATTTAATTTTGAAGGCAAAATAGCGTCAATGATGTCGATAAAACGATATTGTCTTTTCAAAGGACATTGAACACCTTCCGCTCGCATCATAATTTGAAAAAAACGACCACGATCTATTCGACGTTCACGATGCTTGGTTATTAAATAAGCAGCGCTAAGAGCATCTTGAACGATACACATGTTGGGTTTACTAGCCTGATTGCTAATCAAACATTGACTCGGTCTACTCAATGCTTGTAATTCCATCCTAGCTTCAAGCGATTGAGGGACGTGAATATTCATTTCGTCACCATCAAAATCACAATTAAATGGCTTACTAATAGCTAAATTAATTTTCAAGGTTTTGATGTCGAGAATTTTACATTTCATGGCCATCATACTAGCTTTGTGTAAAGTAGGTTGTCGATTCAACATGACGTAATCTCCGTCACGCAACTGACGGTGGACTATATCGCCCACGTCGATACGCGTTTCAGAGCTCATTTTTAAAGGCTGAGTTGTTCCGTCGACTTGTAAAAGAGATCCATCCGGATACGATATTCTGGTATCCATGACAGTGTGACGTCGACCGTCCGGTGTTAAAATTACATCTCCGTGATTAATCAAATGATAAGCAGGTGTTACAATAACTTTACGACCGTCGGGTTTAATAACATAATTCAAAATACCCTCTTTTAACCATGTTTGAACGGTTGCCATATTTCCTGGAAAAACATATTCAGGAATAGTTAAAATTTTAGCCATATACAATGGAACGATTAAAGTATCCATGTCTATGCAAGGATCGGGTCCAATGACAGTTCTAGCAGATTGATTGACGCGTTTGCCAAGTAAATTATTGCGAATGTAACCATCTTTACCACCGATCCGTTCTTTAATTCCTTTAATGGGTCGTCCCGTAGTGGCGTGTTTAGCTTTTTTACTGGTGTTATTAAAATACGTACTGATACGAAAAACTAGATTGTTGTAATATTTTTCCTGTCCGGTCGACGCCACCATAGCGTTATTTTTTAGAATTTCCATTTGCTGAAAAGTTAAATCGTCGTCACAGCATTGGCCATCGTTGATAACGGGTGGGCGACAACAAGTTGGAATGACCGGAAATCGAGTCATAATGAAGGATTTAGGATGAACCAAAGAAGGATCAAATCCCATCAACAAAACTTCTTCGTCGGTAATATTTTCGAATCGTTTAAGACATTCTTCTGGTTCAATTAATTGACGATGACGATCCGTTTCATTGAAACTGTAGATAGAAGCGTGTGAATCAACCGTCATAACCTTATAGTCTGGTTGAATTTTTTGACAATGAACACACATCACCAATCTTTTGAACGATTCCACCAATTCTAGAAATCGACGCTTACCGTTATAAGACATGAGTCCTTTGAGTTCCATATGTTGACGATTTAAAATAAACGAGTGACACGAGTAACAAACGCATTTTAGCAAAAGCAAGACGTGTTGTAGATATATGGGATTAATGACGGGTCTTGATAAATCAATGTAACCCATGTGACCGCAACACTTACTGACGTCCAAACCGCATTGCACACACGTTCCACGGGTAGGACCCATTCTCGGATCGTAAATGGTACCCATTCCATCTTCCAAGCCCAATTTGTTGTTGTAAACATTGACCACGGCGAAATTTTTTATTTCTTCGCTCGTCAAAATTCCAAAAGAAATTTTACTAATTTCGTAAACTCCAGCGTCAGCCATATTATTGACGATAGTTGTCGAGACCACGATCACAATTCAACTGTACAATTTTTTAAAACGATCTCGACGTTTGAAAAAAGCAGTATATTTTTTCATCTACATTTCATAAACAACAATTTCATCTTGCTGTGGTTGAACATTATTTTTAAAAGCATAATAGACACCTTTTTCATTAACATCGGCATAATGACTGGTAAAAGATGCTAAATTCAAAGTCTCGTGACTGTAATAAATTTTCCAATGTTTGTTGATGACGTTAAAGAGCTCTTCGATGCTGACTGTTTCCGTGGCTACTCGTTCGAACAATTCTTGACACGTAGCCAGCATTTTATTGCTACTAATTTGATAGTCCAAAGATGCTTGGTTGACTTTATCGGGAACAGGATATACTATTCCAAGCTCTTCGTCAGCCATTTTTTGTTTATACAACTTTAACAGGTAGTTTGCCAAAGTTTTAGCCATAACTGGAAAACGTCTTTCAACATTAACATCGATGGGAAAATGTTTGAGTCGCATTTGTTCTTCACGCGACGTTGGAGCGTTGGAACTAAAACGAGATTCAAAGGGAATCACTCGCACGCGCAACCAAGTTGCCTTGTCTCCTCCTACAATATGAGGCAATTCATTGCAAATCACCATTAGTTTACACATTGGAGTAAATTCCATAGGTTGACCGTAGACTGGTCGAGCGTAAATAGAATCGTTGCCAGTTAAATTTTTAAAAATTCCAGATTGAATAGCGTCAGTTTCTTCAGGTTCTTCCACTACAGCCCATCGAACACCACCAGCCAACATAGCCAATTCTGGCGTGGCAGTGCCCACTTTTCCACGTTTCGATGTCAAGACGCTAATCGGTAATTTGCAAGCCAACGCGCCAAACATTTTTTCGAAAAGAAGTTGTGTTTTGCTTTTGCCGTTATTTCCTTTACCAGTCCAAAAAAGGCAAATTTTCTCAGGATTTCCTCCAGTAAAGACGCCACACAAACAGCGGAAAAAATAATTTCTTACTTCAACGTCGGGTAAAATCATTTCAAAATATTGATGCAAATCAGCTAAATCTCGAGCTGTAGGTTCGCTAACGTAATCAATAGCTAAAGTTTTAGACAACAAATCAGCAGGCATGCCTTCACGAAAACAGTGACGTTGAGTGTCGTAGACTCCATTTTTGAAAGCAATTAGATTAGCATTCATATTCATAAGTTGTGGTAAATCTTCAGAATAAAAATAAAAAGTACACAATTGACGAATAATATTATTTTGACTACTTGATGTCTCCAATTTACGGACAAGAGCTCCGACAGCTTTTTTCTCCGAAGCATCAGCCAAAGAATCAGTCCGATCTCGATACCAATCACTCATTTTCACAAACAGAGGGGTGAAATATATTTGTTCGTCATTAATTTTATGCCAATAATGTTTGTCAAACAAATACCACCACTTATTTTGAGAGCAATACATAAAACTATCGGGATTCCATTCATAAAAATCTGCAGCAATGCGATACTCGGTAGTCGGTACGTTCTTGGCACGCGATAATTTCCACTCGTCGAGAACAGTTTGGGTAGCTTGCTGATCATCTTTACGAGCTAAAAAAATCAACGTGCCAAGTTTTTTACAACTACTAAGAGGTCGGTGGTATTTAAGACTGTTCCAAAAAGTAATACAACCAACCTCGTCGTAATTATCACTCTTTTCGCTAAATTCTAAAAATAATTCCAATCCCGAATTTTTTCGAAAACGCGTTTCGCTGTGAATAATGCATCCAATTTCCATCCAAGTGTGATACTCTTTAGCTCGGTGTGCGCTAACAACATTCAATAAAGATTTCAATAGTTGGAATTTATCATCATTCTGGTCATCTTGATCCGAAGTTTCTTCATCACTTTCTTCGACAATGGCTAGTGTTCTCGATGGAGATTCGGTCTGCCGAAGGCGTCTAGTAGGTTTTTCGCGATTTTGCAAACTCAATCGAACGACCCAATCTTTAAAAGTAAAAGTTTCTAGCCAATCTTTATCATCGTCGGAATAGACTCGCGTCGCCATATAGGGTAATAAATTTACAGATTTAGCACTTCCATAAACAAGCCAAAATTTTCCAAACGTTTCATCTAACAACCATTCAGGATAAGTATTAAAAGCTTCGTGAACAGTTACTAAATCTTTACGTTCTAAAAAACAATAGGGAAAATGAAGATGAAACCCGTGTTTCTTAAAGCCCTTGTCGATACGTGGCGATTGTTTTTCCAGCAGGACACACGTGGTATCAACATCAATCACCAATCGTGAAAGAATAAGTCGGCAGTGTGCGACGAAATCATTAACTTGGTCCATAGTATAAAATGGAGACAAATCCATGTCGAGAACAGGTCGTTTAAAATCAACGTCCACCATCACCGGTGCAGTAAAGCCAGGTTTTTCAGCAAGACACCATTGCCGTTCGTCCTTGGAGTATTCGGCGAGAAAAGCTTCGCGGTTAGCTTGAGGTAAGTACCAACATCCTTTTTGATTACCGTCCAAAACCACATGAGTGTAAATATCTTTTCTTCTTTGAAAGTAAGCTTCCATTTCTTAGTCCTACATGAAAACAAGAGTTAAAAAAAATCAATTGTAAAACGAATTGTGCTCGTCCCTTTCTTTAATTTGACACTCGTCTTTAATAATTGAAATGGAAAAGATATAAATGATCGGAGTAAGAAGCGCGTTGATCGGTCATCGTCCGGCCGGATTAGGAACAATTAATAATTGGTCACAAAATGGTAATCCAACCATTGTCAAACAACCAATTCAAAGTTTAGAATTACCCCGAAAAATACGAGTGGGTCAAAATAACGATATCTTGGAACAAACAAGTCACTCGCACGATAGAATCAAAGAAGCAATTTTGCCATACGCCAGAGGTATAGACCCAATGGTTGGTGTAATGATGCAAAACACAGATGGACATCAACAGGCTAGTTTACCTTACAAATTGGGAGTTTTCAGACCTCCGGTAGTTCGACAAGAAGATAGTTTGCCTTTGAGCCGTTTGCCTCGTCAGAATACTAGCGTAGTACAGTGGTCGTCAAACGTTCCCGATCCAGATATTCACTTGCGTCAAAGACAAATACAACAGAGACCAGATTTGACAGTAGTCGAAGGTGTAGCGTTTGCTTCAGCTAGAGCAGAATTGCCGCACCAAACAGAGATGCCTTCGCTTCACGGACGGTACCAATCTAGATTGGTGGATAACGCTATTCGAGACGTCCCTAATGTAGACAGGATGGAGCAACCACACCCGCGTGTGGTCGACACAATCGAATTAAAAAATATTAGTACTACCGCAGCGACATCTATGTACGGAATATTAAATATATCAGAAAATCACGAATTGGGATTGGAACGTTTACAACCACTAGTCCGGGTCGACACCAACGCTAACTACTTGCCGCATTATTCACATCAAGGTCCAGAAATGAAAATGCGCCAAACCATTCAATTAGAAATAACGCCCCGAAAAGAGGCCGAATCTCTGCTTCCAGTTAAAATAGATAACGTCGGTCTTCAACACGAGAGATTGCGTTTAAATTACACAACTCCATTAAATATGGCTCCCATAGCTACTTCTCAACCTGTGAGAGTACTTCAAAGAAAAACGCATCAAATTGACACTCACCGTCCAAACGTTCCTGTAGTCGAATATCATCAAGAACGTCGCATTCCAAGTGTAAGAGATAGAGCGGTTAGTCGCCAGTCATTCACGATTCGTTAATTTTAAAAAGATAAATATTTTAAAATTTTTTATTGATGAATTTTTCATTGATGACAATTTACTAAATAATCAATAGGAAAATGGTTTTAAAAACTTCAATTAAATCTTGCGCGAAATAGAGATCATCAATGGAATGTTGTAAATCAAACCCAATTTTCATCCATGAATGACGTTCACCATTTTCAAAAGTTTTCAAGTACATATTGACGTCGTTCAGTAAATTAATCGTTTTTTTTATTGGAAATCATCAAACGTTTGAGAAGATGTAAGTATTCCTCATACCTATCGCAATTAAACAAAGACGTTTGAATAGGTCCTGGTAACTCCTTACTCAAAGAAACGCAACGTAATCGTGAAGATTCGTCATCCAGACTTTCGCACACTTGGGTGATTGTGTTCATTTCGAGGTCTTTCAAACTGCCCATTACTTGGAAAAACAAACAATAAATGGTGTAGTATTTGTAGTAATGCTGCCATTCCGATAAATTATTACAGTTTTTAAAAGATCAAAATTATCACAAGGTTTTTTATGCGGTAATTCTTCCATCTAATAACAACAACAAAAGGTAAAGTTCTATTTTCAACTATTTTAAAACGTGGTAATCAAGTTTTAAAATACAGTCATAAGATTGGTGTAGTAGCGAAAGATTGCCCTATAATCAAGATCAAGATTTGTTAAATTATCCAAAGTTCCTATTATCCATCAACATATTTAAGTAAGTTATAATAATAAAAAAAGCCCATGTATCCAAAGTAACGATAATTTGTTTTTTTGTCATCTCTTTACATTGTTTTGTTGTTTTGCCGCTTTAATCATTTTGCAAATGCTGCTGAAATGAAAATAATAATTAATTACTAATCATTATTTTCATTCAAAATAATCAGTAATTGTTTAAAGACACTTTTCAATTTTTTAAAAAAGAAATTGAGTGATATTTTTCAAAATAATATATCTAGTAATATATACTAGGATGACTCACCGTTGCTGTTTCAGACCGAAAAAACTAGTGTGGAGTTTCGAAAAAGCGCACTTGTCATGTCTAATCAAAGGATTGGAAACACAAAATTCTCGAATATTACACGATTTGTCGATTCGAGCAGCCAAAAGACATTTAGTCGAATTTTTAAAATATTTACTTCCTCTTTACGACATTGATGACTATCAAGTGTGTCAATTGATGGCGTTTTCTAGAAAATCTCCTTCTTGTATTTTATTTTTAAACGAATGGCTACAAGGGAGATCTTATCCTCATCTAACTTACTTGTGCATCGACACTCTCAATGTCACTCTCTACTTGTCAACATTTCACGGATGGGATCAACGAATCGGACTCTGGTTGGCCCGTCGCTTACGTTTTCAAACATTAGATATGATCATCAAAATGTACGACTTTAACTTTTCTCTCGACGATGAAACCAACATGTGGATTAAAACCTATTCGACAGAATACAGCACGGCCATCGAAATCGACGGAATTTCAAATGGATCTCTTGATAGATTGAGATACTACGTTTACGATCCAAATTATTGCAAAAAAGTTTTGAATCGTCGCGATTTCAATATTAAAATGATTCGCCCTCATATGACTTGCTTAACTTTTTTCGGAGCTTTATGGGGGGGCTGTTCTCTAAGTTATTTGGCTTATTGCAAAGGCCATTTAAACGCCATGATGTTTTTGGGTCGTCATTTTGGATTTTCTTCTCTCATCCCTCATCATGTTTTAAAATCAAAATACCGCAAACATTTTTAAAATTGATTAATTTTCAATAAAATTTATTACAGGTTAAAAAAATGGAGGCTGCTGCTCGTAGTGGAGACGTAGACGAATTAAAACGTTTGTACCACCAAAACGGATACAGAATGAGTTATAGAGTATTGGTGGCCGCTGCGGAAGGTAACAGCCATTCTTGTCTTGATTTTGCCTTAGCTAACGGTAGCAGATTCATGGATGCTCTTCATTTTTTTGATTTAGCCACGACAGCCGCCTCTCGTTTTGGTCATTTGGATATGTTAAAAAGATTGCATTCATTGGGATGCCCGTGGGATGCTACTACAACTGTAGCAGCGGCTGCCAACGGGCACTTGGAATGTCTCAAATACGCCATCAAAAAAGGATGTCGATTAACAAATCAAGCCGCGATAGTTTCGGCCAAAAACCAACATTTGAACTGTTACCGATTTCTATTAGAAATGGGTTGTATTATTAAGTTGACGAAAGCAAATTGATTTCATTATTAATTGTAGATAAACTAAAAAATATAAGAGTTATAAATTACCTATAATGAATAACATTTTTTTAATCACTTTGTTTTTTTCGACAACGACAGCCGGTGTTCCGAAGGCCTACACTGGATATGCGGTTTGTCTTCAACATCACGAATTGGAAAAGGCTCTAAGAGCTATAATAGACGAAAGATTGGTGAAATTTCACACCACTTTTTACAGAGATGTATCAGAATGGATGAGTTACTTGGAAAATTTTACAAGTTCAAAATTTTCTGAACATTTTTCGTCTATTTCAGAAGAATTAAAGCAACATCGTCACCATAATCGAGCCGTTTTAAATGATATAAAAAGTAGTTGCGTTCACAAACGCGAAATAACTCTCCCCGATTACGTCAAGCATTCCGAAACGCTACCTACCAAAACAGGAGATTTAATGGCTGAAGCGGAAGCATTTCGTCGTCGTTATTTTACCGAAACAACGACTCAGACAACAACTACAACAACGACAGGTACTACAACTCCAATAGAAATAAAACCAGTAACGGATAAAACTCCTCACGGAGCCGAGTTTGTAGCTTCTGATTACGACGATTTTGGTGAATCGATTCCTTTTTTTAGTAGTACCGAATCGACTACTCCTTTGGCAATTCTGAGATCACCTTTTCCGCGTAACTTGACTGCCGAAGCTTTGGCTGAAAAAGCTATTATGGACAGTTTCAGGAAACTTTGGAATATTAGTTCTTAATCACATTTTTCCAAAAAACCCATTTTTTAATTATTTTTTTCTCAGGGTTTTTTGGAAAAATATTCCCAATAAATGAATTACCTGGATTTCATTCCTGATTACAACAAACCGGTGCATCAATACAAAGAATTTCGAGAGGTAAAAGAAAGTCAATCTATTTACAAACACCAACCTTTTTTAGCAACGTTTTTTGGAAACATTTATAACCACACTGATGAAATATTACTATTTCACGAAATGGGAGTAGGCAAAACATGCACTAGTGTCAAAATAGCCGAAAGACTGGTCACTATGCATCCGTATGAATACCGAGGCGTGATCGTAATTGCTCGTGGACAAGGACTTATCAATAATTTTGTCAATGAAATAGCCGATAAGTGTACTGACGGTAAATACGCCACGGGTATCAATACAGGAGATGATCAAAAGCTATTTAAATTCAGACAACGTAAAAAAATTTATCAGACTTATACATTTTATACTTTTGAAATTTTGGCTAAAATGCTTAAAGATTTACCCGACAAAGCCTTGATTCAACGGTTTGATTCTCACATCATCATTATCGACGAAGCCCACAACATTAGGGACAACGAACACGCGACAGGTCTGAAAGTTTACAACGAAATTCACCGATTGTTACACGTATTGAGACATCGTAAAATCGTCTTGTTGACTGGAACGCCAATGAAAGACGGTCCTGAAGAATTGGCAGGACTTTTAAATTTAATATTACCTTTAAATCGACAAATGCCGGTCGGAAACACTTTTAATCAAACATTTTTCGATCGAGGACAAGTAAAAAATGTAGCTCTTTTAAAATCATACTTGACTGGCTTAGTAAGTTTTTTAAAATCAGATAATGTTGACGTACCAAAAATATACGAAGGAAAAATAGTAGCTCCTTTGACAAAATTTAAACTAGTAATAAGACGAATGGCAGAAGAACAAAATCGAGAATACGAAAAAGCCTGGCGTCTCGATTCCCAAAATGTAAACATTTACAACAATACGCGACAAACATCACTCTACGTAGACGAAGAAGGACGTTACGGTAAATTAGCCAAACCTGTCGCTATATCTAAACTAGCCAGATATAGCTGTAAGTACGCTTTCGTCATCGACCGTCTCGACGAAGCAGTCAACAGCGGAGAATTGAGCATGGTTTACAGCGATCTAATCAACGGCAGCGGACTCATGATGTTAGCAAAATTATTAGAACAACACGGTTGGAGCACTACACCAAAAACTCGAAAAAGTTTTATCTTACTCACTTCGTGCGTCAGTGAGGCTAAAAAACAACATTTGTTGAAAATGTTCAACAGTCCCGAAAACTGCCGCGGTGAATATATAGCAGCTCTGTTAGGAAGTCGAGTCATAACCGAAGGTTTCACGCTCCGCAATATTATCCACGAGCACATTTTGACACCACACTGGAACTACGGAGAAACATCTCAAGTTATCGCAAGAGGATGGCGCAATAGCCATCACGACTTGATAGCCATCGGTGTTCGTCCCGTGGTTCACGTTTACCAATACGCAGCTATTTCAACAACTTATCCAAGTATAGATTTAATGATGTACAAAATTAGTGAAGAAAAAGATTTTGAAATTAATAAAATTGTTCAAATTATTAAAGAATCGGCTTTAGATTGTTACTTATTTAAAAATCGTAATCAATGTGGTATGGATTATGAAAGAGACTGTCAATACACGAAATGTGAATTTAGTTGCGACATCGAACCGATAGACAATGAAGGTTTTAACATTACTACTAATTATGATTTAAATTTTTACCAAGGATCTATTGAATGGAAACAACATTTAAATCTTTTGAAAAATATTTTTCGTGAAAAATGGTGCTGCACTTGGAAAATAATGGAAGAATTAACAAAAGATACTTTATCGCGAATGCAGTTGGTACAATTATTGCATCATGTAACTTCTCGTTATCAAGTATTTATCAATCCCAGAGGAAATCAATCGCATTTACGTTACGATGAAACAGGAGTTTTTTTAACAACATTGTATGATCAAATTAGTCAATCGGAATACTACGACTACATGAAATCTCGTTACGAAAAAAAATATGTAAAAACAACAACTTCTTTAGCCATGAGACATTATTTGCGTCGAAATTTTGTCAACGACGTCAAACGTTTTCAACATTCCAAAGATTTTCTAGTCAATATGCCCGAATTTTTTCAACAACTTTTATTAAAAAATGTTATAAAATTAAGAGTAGCACACCCATCTCGATATTTGGGAATTCAACGTATGGTTTTGACACACTATAAATCTAGTTTATATGAAGACGATCAGTACACGGGTTATCATTTAAAAAAAGGTCAAAGTTTTTGTTTCGAAAAAAGTTCGATGCAAATATGCGATTCACAAATTGTTGACAATTATTTTCAAGACCAAAAAATAAAATTAGAAAACAATCCTTACGGTTGTTACGGTCAAGAAAATCGCGATCTCGATGAATTTTGCATTAAAATAACTAAATCAATAGGGGCAATTGGTGGTGGTGATAAAAGAAAAATCAAAAGCGGGCGAAGATGTATAAATTGGCACAAATCTGAACTTATTCGATTAATTGAAGATCAATTAAAATTATCGGTAGACCCTGCTGCATCACGAATCGATATGTGTAAAATGATTCAAAAATTTTTCAAAGCGCATCATTTAATTGAAAACGACGAAACGTGTGGAACTCAATACAAACGAAAAATAGATTAGAAAAAGTGTATTTTCTATTGTAATAATATAATAGAAAATTTATTCAGTAATTTTCCAGTTAGATAAAACCTTTTCTAAAGAAATTCTTTCTTCAGGAAATTTTTTTATCATTGGTTCGATAATGTGAAGGTAATTAACATTATTAGAAAAACTATGTTTTCCTTGAATGATATTTGATGGAACAAGAAATTTCCCTCGTTTTCCACTGTAGAAAGGATGCCCACCTTTAGTTAGAAAAGTGTAAAGGACACATCCGAGAGAAAATATGTCGCTTGCAATTGTGTGCTTGGCTTCACTTTCTTTAAGACTTGAACACTCTGAATCATTAATTAAAATTTCTGGCGCCTCCATTGTTATCGATGGTTCATAGTCGATACTCGTCGAATATTCCTTGTAGCAAAATTTTGGATAAACTAACCCAAAATCGGATATTTTAAACTGATTCATCGACGACAAGAGAACACTTTCTGGCGTAATGTTGCGATGAATATAGCCCTGGGAATGTATGTAGTGTAATCCGCTGATCATCTGAAAGAGTCCATCATCATAAGTAGGAACACTTCCGGTATACTTCCCTTTACAATACTGAGAAAGGTTACAAACGCAAAGGTCCAAAACAAAATAGCAAAAATCTTCATCTGTATAAATAGAAATCATTTTCAAAACGTTGGGATGATCTAGTGCTGTCATCTTTTTTTCGCACATTTCATACTCATTTTTCCACTGTAAATGCACTTCTTTTTTGCCTACTCTCTTAACAGCCACTTGTTTGTCTTGAAATGTTCCAGCAAACACAACAGAATTTCTTCCACGTCCGATAACAGTGCTGTGATCTAGTCGAACTTGACTCATTTTTGTTAAATTGTTGCTGTAGATTTAAGTTATTTTTCAATTTTAATTAATGAAATAAAATGGTTAATTTTAAAATATTTCAAAAATACGCACAAAAGGGTCAATCAAAAACTTTAAATTCCGTAGCAAAAATTAACAAAAGTGGTCAATATGAAGAAACAGGTGTAGTTATTGACGACGCAGTCCCGCCATCAACCTCAGTTTTATACACCTCCGATAAACTTGCTAGTTTGTCCGGTAATAAAGCG